GCGCAACATCGAAAGCATTGCACCAGCCGCTGAAAAGAGCGCAGGGGCGATCGATCTGCTGAAGAAGGCCCTGGGGGTGCTGGGCGGTGCGCTCGCCGCGCGTGAGGCCCTACGGTTGGCGGACAGCTACACCAATCTTCAGAACCGCCTGCGCGCAACCGGTCTGGAAGGTGAGAACCTGCTGGGCGTCTACAACGAGCTCCTGAAGGCCAGCAACGACACCCGCTCGTCCCTTGAAGGTAGCGTCGAGCTCTATTCACGCCTGGCGGTCAGCAGTAAGGAGCTTGGCGTCAGCCAACGACAGCTGATCGACTTCACGAAGAGCTTGAACCAGGCCATCCTGCTGTCTGGCGCTAGCGCACAAGAAGCGCAAGCCGGTCTGATCCAGCTCTCGCAGGGTATGGCGTCCGGTGTGCTGAGAGGCGACGAACTGCGCAGCGTGATGGAGCAGCTTCCCGCAGTGGCTGACGTCATTGCCAAGCAGATGGGCGTCACCCGGGGCGAGCTGCGCAAGATGGGCGAAGAGGGCAAGATCACTGCCCAGACCATCCTGAAAGCGTTCCAGGGTTCGCGCGAGGAGCTCGAGCAGCGGTTCGCCAAGACGGTCCCGACGCTGTCGCAGTCCTTCCAGGTACTGAAGAACAACGCACTGAACCTCGTCGGTGCGTTCGATACGTCCACTGGCATCACCGGTGCGCTATCCTCAGCGCTGTTCGCGCTGGCCCGCAACCTGGACACCGTTGCACGGGCGCTGATCAGCCTTGCTGCGGGGCTGGTGCTTGTGGGCGGTACCGCTGCGCTCATCAGGGGGCTCGCCACTGCGTTCAACTTCCTCACCGCAGCGATCGCAGCGAACCCGCTCGGTGCGTTCCTCATCCTGCTGACGTCCGCGATCACTGCGGTGACGCTGTTCCGCGACAAGATTCTGCTCGGTACGGACTCGGTGACCACACTCGGCGACCTGTTCCGTGCGTTCGGTGAGGTCGTTGCTGCTGCGTTCGACAAGGTGGCGAAGTACGCCAACGAGCTGTTCGGTCCGCTGCTGAAGCTCGCGAAGGAGTGGCTCGGCAGCGTGGAATTCAGCATTGCTGGCATCCTGCGTGCAGTGGCGAAGACGGTCGACTTCTTCATCAACGCCTGGAGGGGTGCGGTCTACGCAACGGTGGCGATCTTCGAGGGTGTGCCCCCAGCGCTGAAAGACCTGTTCGTTCAGGCGCTCAACTTCGTCCTGTCCGCGATCGGCACGTTCGTCAACAAGGCGGGTGACCTGCTCAGCACGGTGACGGAGTTCGCTGGACTGGGCAAGATTGCGACGAACCTGGACTTCACCCTGCCGAACGACGCGGAAGGTGCTGCTGCCCGCCTTGGCAAGGACATCGGCACCGCGTTCAGTGAAGGCTTCAGTGCGGGTGGAAGCCCCGCGCAGAAGTTCCTGTCCGAACTGGAGGCGCGTGCTTCGCAGCTCGGAGCTGAGCGCATCGCAGCGCAGACGAAGGGTGTGGTCAGCAATGTGGCGGGCCCTGCTGCACCGGTCAAGGTGGACCAGAAGGAAATCGACAAGGCCACGAACGCTCTGCGCTCGCTGCTGAATACCATCCTCCCGAGTAGCGGGGCGGTCCTGGAGCTTGCGAAGGCACAGAAGACGCTCAACGAAGCTCAACGGCTGGGGCTGATCACTGCGGCGGAGAACCAGAAGTATTTCGAACTCGCCAAGGCCTACTACGACGACATCATCAACCCACTGAAGGCAGTCAACCGCGAGCTTGACGAGCAGGCAGCGCTGCTGAAGGTTACGTCGACCGAGCGCGGTGTCGAGACGGAACTTCTGCGTATAGGCAACGATCTCAAGAAGCAAGGCCTACCCCTTGATGAAGCTGAAACCGCGGCCCTGCGGGCGAAGCTGCAGGCAATGCGGGACCTGAACACTGCCACGCAAGCGCAGGACGCGCTGATCGCGAACAGCGTGGGGCAGCGGCAGGCCTACATCACCCAGCTGAACGCGATCAACGCCCTGCTGGCGGACCCGAACAGCGGGTTCACGCAAGGTGACGCAGCGCAGACGGTGAACCAGATGTTCCCGGGGCTGTTCGAGGGCACGCAGACTGCAATCGATGCGCAGATCGCAGCGTTCCAGAATATGTACGATCAGATCGCGCTGCTGCGCGAGAAGAACCTGATCAGCGCCGAGACTGCTGCGGCAGCAGAAGCTCGCATTGCGCTCATGTACAAGGAGACGCAGCTCCAAGGGACGAAGGACTTCTTCGCCAACCTCGCAACGCTGTCGAGCAGCGGGAACAAGCGCCTCGCGGCAATCGGCAAGGCCGCCGCTGTAGCGCAAGCAACGATCGACGGTGTCCTTGCGGTACAGAAGGCGCTTGCTGCGCCGCCTGGGTGGCCTTACAACGCCCCGCAGGTGATCGCAGTGGGCATCAGTGCCGCAGCGAACGTCGCGAAGATCGCTGGCTTCGAAGAGGGTGGCTATACCGGCAACATGGGCACGTCGCAGATTGCTGGCGTCGTGCACGGTCAAGAGTTCGTTGCGAACGCAGACGCCACGAAGCGGAACCGCGCTGCGCTGGAAGCCATGAACGCTGGTGCAACGATCGGTGGCGGGCAGCAGAACGTCGACATCACGATCATCACCCCGCCCGGAACGACTGCTCGCACCGACGAACGCGACACGCCGGACGGGAAGCAGATCGAGATCCGCATCGAGGAAGCTGTGGTCAAGAATGTCCGCAGCGGCGGGCGCATTGCTGAAGCATTCGAGGGCCAATACGGTCTCAACCGTGCAACCGGGTCTTCGCGCTGATGGCCACTGGAATCCGCTTTCCTGCTGACCTGCGAGTACCGGACCGAGACGGGTACGGGGACACGTTCGAAGAGATCCGTTCAGCGTTTGAGCCCGAGATCGGGCAAGTGCGGCGTCGGAACCGCATGCGCAGCGCGCCACGGGTGTTTGACCTGCAATGGGTGTTCACTCAAGACGACTACCATATCTTCGACGTATGGTGGCAGAACACCATCAAGGGTGGCGAGCAGAGCTTTGACATTCAGCTGCTCGACGATGACCACACCCTCGTCTGGTACACCGTGCACGCCCTCGGCGAGTACAAGGCAGAGGTCGTGCATGAGTTGGAATGGCGTGTCACGCTCCGTGTCAGAGCGCTGGGAGAGAATTTCGGCAGCACCCGCCCCGCAGGTACCGATGAACTGAAAGGCCTCGCTGCGGTCGGCGTAGTGCGTGGCACTGGTGCGATCCGGATTGGCAAGACGCTGCGCGGAACGACATCAATTGGCGTCACTGCAACGGGTCGACTTTCGTTCCCAGCGATGCGCGGGGCTACGACGGTTGGCATGTATCGATTGCCGCGCGGTACACTTGCTCCGCTTCCAATGCGAGGAACCACGACGGTCGGCGTTACCGCTACCGGCGCGATTGATGTAGGCACATTCTTGTCGTACCCCGAGCAGTCGCGCCAGTGGATGAACCTCGATTGGCTGGGCACTGTGCAGGGGCAAGACATTAACGCCAACGCGTCGGCTGTGTCGCGTGAGTGGATGGAGATCTGAACATGGCATTCGTTGAAGGTGGATTGGAAGGTGCGCTGAACGGCACGACGCTTGTTGACGTGGTCACAGTGCCTGGCGCCAGCACCCGCAGGCTCGTCAAGAACGTCAAGTTCAGCAACCGCGACACCGTGGCGCAGACGATCGTTCTGTACAAGGACAAGGCGTCCACGCAGTACGAGATCGCACGTGAGACGTTACAGCCTGGTGAGCACTGGCAATTCGTCGAGGTGATTGTCTGCGACGCTACCGACGAGAAGGTTGTGGCGAAGACGCTCGCAGCGACGACCACGACTGCGCCCAGCTTCGATTCTGCTTACGCTGACGCCTCCTAACCGATGGCGACCCCTGAGTACCCCAGCACGCTCCCGGGGCCGGGGGCGTTCACGATGGAGCCAACAGCCCAGGTTCTTGCAACGGACACCGAGCTAGGGCCCAAGGCGTTCCGTCGTCGCTCCAGGCAGCCAGGGGCATTCACGCCGGTCAGCTTTCGCTTCCTCGAGTCGGATTACGCCACTTTCGTTGCGTGGTGGAAGACGACCCTCAAGTACGGGCACAAATGGTTCTGGATTGAGCTCCCCAGCGCTGGTGGCATTACATGGCACGTTGCTCGCTTTGCCGAGCGCTACAAGGCGACACTCGACGGGCACCGGTACTGGAACGTGACCGCGCGACTTGAGCTGCGTGAACGGCAGTTCTCCATCAACGACCGGACGTCGCAATACGATTTCCTCGAGGACTTCGAGAACGGTTTCGCTGCGTACACCAGTGTCAGCGGGAATACGAGCATCTTCACCGTCCGCGAGGGCATGACGAGCAATTGCATGCACTGCGCACCGCAGTCGTCTGGTACGATTGCGAAGATCAGGCGCGAGCTAGCAGCTCCGGTCACAGCTGACTTCCTGTCGTTCCGCTTTCGTGTCACCGCTGCCAACAGCGATGACGGTGCAATCCTTGGCTTGTTCTCAGGTACGAACGCTCGCCTGTACTTCAACCCGATCCGCGAAGGTGCGTTTGACGGTGCGCGCAGACCGAAGATTCTTCTTTGGAACGGTGTCGCGATTACGGAATACAACGCGAACACTTCGCAAGTCGTTATCAATCGCGTTTACAGAGTTGATATCCAGTTCATAGGAACGCCTGGCGCTACGGTGTTCACCATGTTCGATGAGACAACGGGTTCAGAGGTGTACACATTCAGCCCGCCACTCAACATTGCGCCGGTCACGTTCGACCGTATCGAGTTCACAATGGACTCGGGCGTGACGACCAGCGAAACCGATTACGACGACATCTACGCCTTGTCATATGCCTGACTACCGTGCAACCCGCAAGGGCATCACCTACTCGGAAGCGCTTGCTGCCGCATACGCAAGCGCACCCGAAGACGAGGTCGTGCTCGACACGCTGGAATTCCGGCACCCGACGTTCTTGGACGGCAGCACACCATTCGGCATTCGTGTGGTCAATGACCACAGTGATCTGACTGCCACGCTCGAAGCTGACGCACCTCTCAACCCTGGGGCGTCAGTGCTGTTCTACGGCGTCTACTTCACCTTCACCAGGCCTTCGGAGAGCGATAGCGGCAGCGTGCCCGAGGTGGAGATCACGGTCGACAACGTCGCGAGGCACTTGATGCAGTATCTGGACGCAGCGAAAGAGAGTCGCGTCCCTATCGAGGTCACGTGGCGCCCATACCTTGCGAGCGATCTGACCGCACCGCACATGAACCCGCCGCTCACCTTGTCGCTCCGGAGCGTAAGCTGCGGCATGACGACGGTGACTGCTCGCGCTGGGTACGGCGACCTGACGAACCGTCGCTTCCCGGCTATCGAGTACACGGCCAAGAAGTTCCCGGGGCTGAGCGCGCGATGACACACTGGGCGACACCGTTGATCGGCAAGCCCTGGCGCTACGGTGCGCAGGGGCCGGACGAATTCGACTGCTGGGGCTTCGTTCGCTACGTTCAGCGGGTGCAGTACAGCATCGCGCTTCCGGACGTCCTGGTGCCCGATACGTGGCCCGCAGTGCGCGACCTGCTGGAGAACCACGGGGAGCACCGAAACTGGAACAAGGTCGACACGCCCCAAGACGGTGACATCGTGATGATGGCGCGCAACCGCATCCCCGTTCACGTGGGCATCGCGCTTCGAGCGAACGGCGCGCAGGGTGTGCTTCATTGCTTCGAACCTTCCGGGGTTGTCTTCCAACCGTTGCCGAGCCTGAGAATCGGCGGCTGGGGCGGCCTTACCTACTACCGGCGAGCACCATGCACACCCTAAACCGATCGCGGCCCCAGCCGCCCGCTAGCACCCTGCACGGTACCGGCGCCATTGTGGTGCACGGGTACAACGTAATGGATCCGCGGGATCGCATCGCGTTTCGCTCGAAGGAGGGTTCAACGCTGCGGGATTTGGCACCCGTGACAACCCTGCCTGTCGTGTGTGCGTGGAACGGCGAGTTCGTGCACCCTGCCGATTGGCATCTGGTCGAACCCACGAGGGACGATCACGTCGGGTTCCTCACCTTGCCGAAGGGCGGGGGCGGTGGCGGGTCGTTCCAAGCTGTGCTCGGGATCATCCTAATCGTTGTCGGTGTCGTGGTTCCTGGTGCGCAAGCGCTGATCGGGGTCGGTGCTGCGCTGCTGATCAGCGGGCTCATGCCCGCACCGAACTTCGCTCCGCTGGCACAAGCACAGACCGACGCACCGTCTCCGACTTACAACATTCAACTGAGCGGCAACAGCGCGCGACTCGGGCAAGCCATGCCTGTGCCCTACGGGCGGCACATCATCACGCCGGACTTCGCTGCGCCGCCTTACAGCGTCTTCGACGACGCCGACAATCAGTATTATCACGCGCTGCTCTGCATCGGGGTGATGGACGAGTTCACGGTCGAGTCTACAATGATCGACGACACCGAGCTGAGCCACTTCGTTGGCGTGGAGACGCAGTTCGTCGGTCCTCAGTACGCTGCACCGTTGTCGCTGGTGAGTCCTTCAGTCGTTAACGCACCCGAGGTGGCAAACCAGGAACTCCCGTTCGGTGCTTACGTGGGGCCGTTCTCTGCATGCGGCCCCGGGTTGCGTACGACCCGGATCGAGATCGACATCATTGCTCCGCGCGGATTGTTCTACGCCAACGACAGCGGCGGGCTGACGGACAAGACGGCCAGCTGGATGGTGGAGGCCCGTCGCATCAACGACAATGGTGCCGTGTCTGGTAGCTGGTCGCTCTTGGGCAGCGAGAGCTTGACGCTTGCACAGAACAGCCCTGTCCGCAGGACGTACAGCTACACCGTGAGCGCTGGGCGGTACGAGGTTCGGGTGCAACGCTTGGAAGCGAAGGACACGAACAGCCGCGCAGCGCACGAGATCGACTGGGGCGGGATGCGAGCCTACCTCAACACAGCCACACCGCTCGAGGGCAATGCGAACTTCTTCGCATTGAAGATGAAGGCCAACAACCAGCTGAGCGGGTTGTCGCAGCGCCGCATCTCACTCATCATTCGCCGCAAGCTGCCAACCTGGGACCCGGACACTGGCTGGTCGGACCCGGTCGAGACGCAGAGCATCGCGTGGGCGTTGGCCGACGTGCTGAAGAACCCGGTGTACGGCGGCAACGTACCCGACAGCAGAATCGACCTGCAGACGCTCTACGAGCTCGACCAAGTGTGGGCAGCGCGCGGGGACTACTTCAACGGCATCTTCGACAAGCGAGTGAGCATGTGGTCAGCGTTGACCACAATCGCACGCGCTGGTCGCGCTCGTCCCATCATGCGAGGCAGTGTGTTCACGTTCATCCGTGACGCAGAACAGACGCTTCCGGTCGCGCTGTTCAACATGCGCAACATCCAGAAGGGGTCGTTCAGCGTTGACTACCAGATGGTGACCGAGGACACGCCCGACGGTATCGAGCTCGAGTACTTCGACGAGACGACATGGTCCAGCGCTTACGTCACCATGCCCGTCCCGGGTGTGACCGGTGACGCAGGCGCAGCGCGAAGCGGCCTACATGGTCGCTGACGCAGCGTACCGCAGAGCGACGGTGACGTTCACAACCGAGATGGAAGGGTACCTCCCAGCCTTCGGTGACTTGATCGCTGTGTCGCACGATGTCGCTGGCTGGGGTAAGAGCGGTGAGATCGAAGCGTGGAACGGTGTAGCCGCTACCTGCACAGAAGAGCTCGACTGGAGTGTCGGCGACAATTACGCCATCTTCAGCACGCCCCAGGGTGACGTCTTGGGACCTTACAAGGTCGTCGCTGGCAGCAACCCGCGCTCCATGGTGTTCAGCGAGAGCGTACCGCCCAGCGGAACCTTCCAGACTGGCACCGAGAGCGATCGCACCCGATACGCGATGGGCGCTGCGTCAGCATACGCCAAGCTCTGCCGAGTGCTGTCAATCCAACCTCGAGCAGGCGACGTCGTACAGATCCGAGCTGTGGTCGAAGATAATCGAGTACACTCTGCGGACTTGCCGTACCAGGAAGGGCCTGGCGGAGGAAGCGGTACACGCCGTCGAGCTGTCTACATGGCAGATGGAACACCGGTCTACAACGCGTCGAGCGATGCGCAGCATGCGAACGGAGCGTACTACGCCGATGAGGACGGCAAGGTTGGCACACCCCTAGTCGAAGGATACGGATATGACGCTTAGTACCGTCGCGGTCGATGATCCAGTTCTTGCAAGCCGCGAGCAGCAGATCATCGCGCACGTCAACGCATCGCCAGGCAGGCAGATCTTCACCTCGAACGGTACGTTCAGCGTTCCGAAC